CACCATCATCTACTACAAAACCAAAGACTATAGCCGATGCTGGTAACGGTGCAATTGTTCAGGGTAGACCTGACGATGTAGGTGTTATTCAGGTTGGTAAGACTGCTGACTTTAGAACAGCAGCAGAACAGATGCAAACATTAGAGCGTAGAATTAATGAAGCGTTCTTAGTATTGCAAGTTAGACAAAGTGAGAGAACTACTGCAGAAGAGGTACGCCTCACGCAGATGGAATTGGAACAACAGTTGGGTGGGCTTTTTAGCTTGCTCACGGTTGAGTTCTTAGTACCATATTTGAATAGAACTCTCCACATATTACAACGTAACAATCAACTACCTAAGATACCAAAAGATTTGGTAAGGCCAGAGATTGTTGCAGGTGTTAATGCATTAGGCAGAGGACAAGATCAACAAAGTCTTGTCTCATTCATAACTACTATAGCTAACACCATGGGTCCAGATGTCATGGCTAAGTTCCTTGATCCAGCTGAGTATATTAAACGACTCGCAGCATCACAAGGTATTGATGTACTTAATTTAGTTAAGTCGCCTGAAACTATGGCTATGGAGAAGCAACAACAAATGCAGCAAATGCAACAGCAAGAATTGCTGAAGCAAGCTGGTCAATTAGCTGGAGCTCCTATGATGGATCCAAGTAAAAACCCAGCAATGGGTAGATCACTAGATGACGGATACGATCAACTACAAAATGGCAACAACCAAACCATCCCGCCCCAAGAGGGTAGCTTCGAAGAAGACATCACTCCCGAAGGTCTCCCCACCTGAAGGTATCGATATAGCTAAACCAACAGTAGTAGAAGCAAGAAAAACTTTGATAGGTACAGACCCTGAGTTTGTAACCACTGTTGGTTTAGGTAATTTAAAAGTAACCACCGCTACTGGTATAAAGAATGACGGAAAAACTGACGTATGATCCCACCCCAGCTGATGCTCCTGAGTTCACTGAGGAAGAGCAAGCTGCTTTAGAAGTAGCAGATAAACTAGGACAAGAAGAGAATGATTTAATTCTTGGTAAGTTTAAAGATGCTGATGATTTAGCGAGAGCTTATTCAGAATTAGAAAAGAAACTTGGTTCTAATGATGACGATGGAACTGAAACAACATCTGCAGAAGATGAAGTAGAAGAAGAGTATAGTGCAGGGGCTCAGGTAATAGCTGATGCTTCAGAAGAATATTTCTCTAATGATGGGAAGTTATCTGAGGAGACTATGCAAAAGTTTACAGAGATGAGTAGCACTGATCTTGTAAATGCTTACATGGAAATACAGAAAAATCTACCACCTCCTCAACAAACTGAATCTGCTGATTTAACTGATGCTGAAATGAATAGTATTTATAATTCAGCAGGTGGAGAAGCAGAGTACAAAAGGTTAACTACTTGGGCTGCTGAAAATTTAGCAGAAAATAAAATGGATGCTTTCAATAGCATTGTAAATAATGGAGAAGCCTTAGCAATTCAAATGGCAGTAGCTGGATTAAGATCAGAGTATGAAAATCAGGAAGGATACGAGGGTCGAATGTTGACAGGGAAAGCAGCTAAAACTACAGATGCATTCCGAAGTCAGGCAGAAGTCGTTGCTGCTATGTCCGACCCAAGATATGAAAACGACCCTGCCTATCGTCAGGATGTCTACGATAAACTCGAACGCTCAAACGTAGCATTTTAATTATGTCTAAAGCTTATGATCCATCGGCACGTGACAATGCCATGGTAGTTAAATACAAAGTCAATGCATCTGGTGACCGTTGGTTCATACCTTATAATGACAATGGTACCAAAGCAGCACAAGTCTCCCAATGCAGTAAGGTCGTCGGTAATACAGCTGACGGTTCTGTTGCAGGAGCAGAATCTACTTAATTATTAATGACAACACTCACTCTACAAGAACAATCCAATTGGAATAAGTTCTGTGACTGGGTTACTAGCACCAACAACCGCCTCTATGTGGGGTGGTTCGGTGTTCTTATGATACCCGCACTCTTAACAGCAGCAACCTGTTTTATAATAGCGTTTATAGCTGCACCGCCCGTCGATATAGATGGGATTCGTGAACC